TAAATTATAAAATAGTCCATCGGGATTAGTAGGTTCAAAACCATCAGAACCAATTACATTGTAGAATCGAAAGATAGTACAATTTGGTTCTTGTTCAATTAACATCTGCTCTGCCACTCTTTTTGAGATAGCATAAGGAGATGCCATACCTTCAGCCGCACCAGTTGAGGCAAAAATAAACTTCTTATGTGATACAATATTCCTCAACCAATTTGTACCATTGATATTTGTATTATAGTAAGCAGTAGGATATTCTACTGATTGTCCTACTTGCACTAAAGCTGCCAAGTGGATAATTGTATCATAATCATTATACATAACACCAGAACTTTTAATGTCCTGAGGTTTTCTTAAATCTACCTTAAACTTATAAGCACCAGGTTCTTCAATATATGAATCTAATTTGTGTACATCAAAATCACGTTGTTCTAAAAGCGAACAAAGGTGTTGTCCGATATATCCTTCGGATCCAGTTACTAATATTTTTTTTGTCATTGAGGTAACTGCGATTTAAAATGATTAATCAATTCATCTAATAAAATTCTAGCTTGTGAATCTTGTTTGGTCCACATTTTGATTGTATGTAACCGGTTTATTAATTCTTTAATTTCCATTATTTAAAAATGCTTGACCAAGTTTCCAACTTTATCCTTTTGTGTTCCATTGCTGCAACCATGGCTTCTTCATCAATAACACCTTGTTCTACCAAAATACCAATCATACAAAGTAATTGTCCCATTTCCATTGTCAAACACTCTTTAGTAGAAGCAGAATCTTCAGTTGGATAACAAGAATCAAAACCAAATCTCATTACCTTAGAAACTGCCTGAATAACTTCGGCACATTCCTCTTGAGTTATAATTAATGTTTCTTTAATTTTATCGTTCATTTGGATCTTCAATAAATTTAATTACAGGCATATATTCTTCCACTTTTTTAAGTGCTGCCAATTTCGTGGAAGCAATTACTTTGCAAGTATATAAGCCATCTTTCATACTAATTGTAAACGGTACAACGCCGTTAATAAACCATTCTTCTTGCACATAACACTTGATGTGCCATTCTCTGGCATCAAGGCAACGTTTAATCATTTCATCAGCAATCTTCTTAGGATTAAACTCATCTTCAGCAACCATATTAGACATTGTTCCATTTCTCCACTAAAAAACTTGGCCCCTTCTTTTCTTCGGCCAAAACATAATCTTCTGCCAAATCTTCAGCTTTTTGATAATCAGCAGTAACTTCTTTTTTAATTACCTTGTCATTCAGATAATATACAATAGTATAATTATACTCCGACCTTTCTACAATGGCTTTCTTATCGCCATTCATAAATTTAGATAGTTCCATTTTGCTCACTCAATAAGGTAGGTTTAGAATTTTTGTTTGTATAGTCTGCTGCAAACTGAGTTGCTTCAGATTCCGTCATAAACACTTTACTGAAAGAAGCTGGTGCTTCGGATGTTCCATAATTTACTTTCCAAAAGCCTTCGCCTTCATAAATCACGGCCATAATTTTACCAGCTTCACCAACAAAAGTTGCTATATCTTTCATGATATTAATCCTATAAAACGATTTAATACAACACGGTTATTCAAACGGTTACCAGCGTACTTACTAAATGCTGAAACCAGACCACGGGTGGTGGCATTCTCTTTCACTTCAAAGGTTACATCTTCATCTGTATCTAGTGCTTCTGTTTTCAACAAATAGTATTCATCGAAACCGGCATTGGTAACAGTCAATGATTTGTTTTTACGGAACTCTGCTTTGATTTTATCATGTAACATATAGTTATTAGGATAAAAATGATGCAGTTCACGACCCAACTCACGACCAGCCAATACATAGAAACCAACAATGTTACAATTAGTTCTCAACTTCAACATCTTTATATATGATGCAGTTAATTCACGACCACGGTTAATCTCAATAATTTCTTGATTCTTGGTAATTGGATCACGCAACACCATTTGGCGTTTTGCTCGCCAGTTAATACTATCATAATCAATTTCTTGATTGGTTGAACCATCTCTTAAATTACCCTTGTTATCTCTATAAAAAACATCAGAAAGACCATGGCCTTCACCATCAGTTAAGAATACGGTATTCACAATTTGTAACTTATATTGTTTTTGAAATTCAGGAACAATCTTCATGGCAGAGATAACGGCTTCATTCAATGGTGTGCCGCCTTTTTGCAACCAGTTTGGTCTCCAGCCACAGCGATATTCTGACATCTGTACTAAGGCAGAACCGGCATAGGTAAATTCAGCCGCAGTCATCTTACTTGATAACAGATTCAACAATTTAAATTGACGCAATACAACATCACCTTCAACTAAGGCTTGTTTGTATGGTTCATCATGTTCGGCAGAGAAAGCATACACATCATAAGGAATGTTTACTTTCTTACAGAACATTACTAAATTAATTAATTGCTTTACAGTATTTTCCATGTGGCCAGACATAGAACCAGACCAATCGAGGAACATTACAAGACCATGTGATTTGGCACCAGGCACTACTGTCATCTTTTTGAAAATGTCATCAGTCAACTGGTAAGAATAAATCTTACTCATGTTCAAATCGCCAGTTTTGGCAATAGAAGCACGTTTCAATTGGTCAGCATTTTTACGCAATTCAAATTCTTTGGCAAGATAGCCAACAACTTTTTTGGAATCATTACGCAACTTCATAAATTTCTCTGTGTCGAGGCCGGTAAAATCATCACTTCTATAATGCTTTGATTCATTTTTGGCATCTTCACGAAAACGTTTCCATAAAGATTTGTGATTTACAATTGCATCTTCTAATTTAATATTAGGAATATTGGCATAGTAATGAGTGCGGCCATCGGTCGCAAATAGTTTACTTTCGTTTTTACGATATGCTTCATCAGTATAGGATTTAATTTCGAGAGATTCTTCTTCGGAAACTTGAGTGCCGCCAGCTTCATTGCCCGAATCTACATCAGGATCTTGGTCATCTTCTTTTGCGTTAGGATTTTCTTCGCCAGAATTTTTATTATCTTTGCGAGTTTCTTCTTCTTCATCAAATTCATCAGAATCATCATAACCATCAGCATCGATACCTTCATAGTCACCATCTTCATCTTCTTCAAATTCGGTAGGATGATTTTTCTTGTGTTCTTCGGCTTGCTTTTTCATATAGTCGCAAACAAGGCGAGCAACCTTCATCACATCATCATAGGTCTCGGTTCCTTCAATAAGGTGAATCAGGGTTTGCTCATAGTCGGTAAATTTAATACCTTGTGTTGTACCACCTTTGGTGTAAAGATTGGTACGGTCAATAAAGTTTAAATCATTAAGGTCGGTGCCGTTGGTACCAAAGAAATCTTTTTCAATTAGTTCACGATATGCACGAACAAAGCTGGAACGAATACCAGGATATTTGTTTTTAACTTTTTTCTCAATACGAACATCTTCCAAAACATTCATTACAGATGCTGGAATCTTTTCTTCGTGGGCTTTGATTAAACCATCGAGAGGAGTATAAAGTGCATGGCCAACCTCATGACCCATGAAAAGGTCATAAAGATAACCAGAAATATTTTTGTCTAATACAGGTACCGTCAATATACGGTTTTTGACATCGAATGACGCAGTTGATACGTTGCGTTGTTCAACGATAAGATTTTCTGTTGCCATAAGTTTGGCAAGTAATGATTTTGATTGAATAAGTTCCATATAATCTCCGAGTTAATAGAACCATTATACGCTATATATCGCTTACCGTCAAGTGGTTTCAGGAAAAGCGTTGTTTTTTAGCAACATGATGATTATTCGTATAATTCCTTGCGTTTTTGGTAGTCGGAAAGGTCTTTTTCCAATCCAGAAATCACAGCCCACTTGCGAATTACAATATCTAAACGTTTCCACGCAGGAATTTCATCATCATCTGCTTTGGCATCAAGCCAAATATAATAAGATTTATCATTCATATTTTTTTCCTTCGTTTTTATCGAAAATTCGCTGCTCAATTGCAGCTACAAGCTCTTCGGCAAGATTCGGATTGAACTTTACCAAGAAATACGCAACATCATCAGCTGGAATATGACGCAAATTGTGCATAATTTCATCAATTCCTCTATGTATCTGTGTTTCTTCCCATTGTTGCAACATAATTTACTCACATTTCATAAAAAGTTTCGCTCGGTACAATATTTTTGCCTTCTTTTTTTGCTTTTCCGAGCGTTTCAAGCAATTTTAACTCAATTTCGAGTTCTTTGGCAGTCAAACTGAGCAAATATTCCTCATATTCGTCCCAATCTTCATCACTCCAACCTTTAGGATTCATTTTTTATCATCTCCGCATGCTGGAAATTTCTTTTGCTTCTGCATCTGTGAAAACCGGCACAGCATTTGATTTGTGCATCGTAGCCACACCTTTCATTTTATCGCCTGTATATGAATTTCCGAATTTCTTTGTACAAGCGATAAATCCGGTATCCAAGGACGCAACTTTTGGAGTTTCTCTGTGGTAAGTAGCCATTTGTTTAACTGGCAAACTTATTTTAATCGAGGGAGAGTGGGAATATCGTTTTGACGATAATTTATTGATGACAGCCAACCACGCTGTTTTTTGGTCTTGTTGAGCTTTAGTCAACTTCTTTGGTTTAGATTTTGGAATGTAGCCGTATATCATAAATGAATTTCTCCAGAGGAAGAAACCATTGTACTACAAACTCAAGAGGATGTCAAGCGGTTTTGTTGTACCTAAACAACATTATGGTCTGGCAACATTTTCTTTCCAGCCATATTCACATTTTTCAACACAAATCATGCTATCATATAAGGAAATGGCAAAAGTATTGTCCCATCCATATTTTTTCAAAATGTGATTTAATACAACAGACTGTTCTGCGGTGTCCCATTTGCCGTGTACATCTTCAATAAAATATACACCGTTTTTTGGCATTAAAGGATAAAAGAAATCGAATGAAGCAATAATATCTTTTGCTTTGTGACTACCATCATCTAAAATAATATCTGGCACACCAAATTCATTAACGATTGATTGTAAGAAGGTTGTATCTGATTGACTGCCAATACGAATATTGGTTCCTTGAGTTGCAAGGTGAGCACAATTCGAATCAATATCAATTCCAATAACTTTAGTTAAAGGACCAAAATAGTTTCTCCATAATTCGAGAGAACCACCTTGCCAAACACCGATTTCTAAAAAAGTGTTTGATTGATTTTTTAACTTTGAGAAATGTCTTTCATAGGCAGGAATATACCAAGTCCACTTCGATAAGTGTTTACCTTGATTATTAATATAATCACCCCATAACTCCATAATATAATCCTATTCTTAAAACGGCAGCATACTTACTTATGCTGTAAAAGTTAATATTTTCTGTTTTCTTTTGGTAAACTTGTATCTTCAAGTTCACTCAACAGTTCTTCTACATTCCGATTCTTCATCTTTTTAATCTCTGAATGTTCATTCTTGTGTTTTCGCTTTGGCATATAACTGTAATCTTCGTTATAGTCTTGGTTCTTACGAAACTTAGCTACAAATTTGGTCACTACTATCTCCTATTTCATGGTTTCAAAAGTTATGCCTTTAATTTTAGTTTCGGGCATATTATGCATATCCTCTGGCGAAATATAGGTAATATCGGCATTAGGATAACAAATTTTAACAATTTTGAGAAGTTGACAGACTGTACCATCGGAATCATTGAATGAAAAAACTTCATCAACATATTTAATTGCTTTAATAATATTTGTTCTTGTTTCATAGTTCTGGACAAAACCACCTTCAGCCCATTGCATCCACCAATCAGTATGGACACCAACAACAAGCCAATCACCTTTGTGGTGACATTTTTTAATGTAGAGTAAATCATTAGCAGATAAAGGATCAAATGTTCCTGTAATTATAGTTATTCTATCTTTTTGCATTAAGGTAATAGTTGTGGAAATGCCTCTTTTACAAATTTATAATCAAGACCTTTTACACCTTGGTCTTTTCTAAAAATACCAATAACAACTTCTGCTTCACGGGGTTCAAGCGATTCTAATAATTGTATTAATAATTCGTTTCGCTTTCTTTCTGTCAATCTCTCAGCAGTATCATCGCCTTTTTTAAACAAATACAATTTACGAATTTCGGTTGATAATTGCACTCTACCTAAACCCGGTAATTGGTCAGTAGGTAAAACATAATTTTCTGGCATTTCTTTTATCAAGAATTGATAGTCCGGATGATATGTTAATTGTAAAACTTCTACTAACAGTTTTGACAAATTTCTTCCAATAACATTCATTCTTTCTTTTTTGGATTCAGCCATTTCAAATTCATCAAAAACTTCATAGATGTGTTTCATCAGAATTCCTCAATTACGTCCATTAAGTTCTTTAGTTTATGCTCAATAAAATAATTTAGCAATTTGCCTTTAGCCGGCTTTGTTTCTTCATAGGTATTTATAATCTTCTCTCTAATCTCGGTGGGGATAAAAGAGAGGTCGATTAGTGTGGAATTACGGATAAAGTTAGCCTTGACGGTATCATTTTGTTCTAGGTAACTCTCGCTCATTAATTTGTCTAATACCTTCTGTGTAATAGGAGTTTGACGGAGGTCACGGACAAAACAATCGGAAGAAGAAAGTACATTTGGTATACCGTCACCCTTATCTCCACGAATAATCTTCTCCTTGAGTTCTAGGATCGGTTTCTCCGATATCACATATTTCTTCTGTGATGGATTATATTGTTTAACATTTGGGTAATTCTGTAATTGTAAGAAGTCACCATCACTCGATAAAATCAAAACTTTTTCATGTGCGGATTGTCGTGGTGCCAATGTACCAATGATATCATCGGCTTCAGCGCCTTCAACATCTAACACTTTGTATGGGAAATTATCTTTGAGTTCTTGTTTAAATTTGGCAAGCATATCAAAAATCAAATGCCAGTCTAAGTTGGACTTATCACGATTTTTCTTACGGCTTGCTTTATAAAATGGGAAATATTCTTTGCGCCAATATTTACGGTTGTCACAACACAATACCACTTCACCATATTCTGCTCTAAAATTTTTCACATGATTACGGATGATATTTAATACCATGTGACGGATTAAATGCTCATCTAATTTACCTTTTTGGTTGGCAATTTGTGCCATCAGGCCGGCAAGTAATACCTGATTTAAGTCTACGAGAATCATACCAAACTTTCAATAGTTTCAAAATTATATTATATCACGATTCTTGCAGTTTGTCAAATATACGTTGTACAAAGGCACCAGAAGTGGTAGTCTTTCTCACAACCATACCAAACCATTCTTGTGGTAAGAGATTGGAGATATATTCATATGGGTCCAAGAAGATTGCTTCGAATCGGTCAATATTGTACAACTTATCTTCAACAGCATCATCTTTAAATAAAATAACTTCGTAAGTGTGACCCAAATAATTTCCACCAATTGGTTCACCCGGATCTTTTAATTGATTTGCTTCAATGTGAACTTGGCCTTCTTCTTCAGTCGGCATAAAAAAGATTGCATCGAATGGTCCTTCAGGATCATCCTTGAGTTTTTTGAGATAGTCTAACATTGTAATCCTTGATGTGTGATTTTCTTACTCTTACCATTATCCATGAATTGTAGTAGTCATCTGTTTCCATGACCCCACGGATAAATTGCTCTTTTGCTTCGAGATAACCACATTCGCCTTTGGACTGGCAAAGATGTAAGATTTCACGGGTGAATGATTCATGTCCCAATAGTAACACATCTTTAGCCAGTTCGGCACTACTTCCATAGTAAGTTTGCCATCCACTTGATGCTTTATACCGTTTTTTCTTACCTTTGACTTGTTTGGTTTTGGAAGAATAAAAGAATTTCTTACCTATGTATTTTTTGTTATTCGTGGTATTTGTAATTAAATAAACGAATCCGTAATTATTACCAATCAAGTCTTCCGTAAAATCAGTATTATTATATTGCCAGTTTAGTCCCATTCTCCATTATCCAAATCGTCATCATCCTCTATATAGTCCTCGGATAATTCTTCGATTTGTTCACCACAGAATGGGCAATGTTCTGGTAAATCTTGGGAAACCATTTCTTCCATAAACGCTACGCTATAAGTTGATTCACAACTTAAGCATTCTCCTGATAGTTGTTTTTGTGTCATGTTGAACCTTTAGTGAGCCCAAACATCACCCCAATCTCCTGATAAAGAACCTTTAGCATAATCGGTTGCTCTGTTCTCAAAGAAATTTGTGTGTGTTGGTGCATTAATCATTTCTTCTACCCATGGTAGTGGATTTCTTTTCACTTTAAACTGGCCTTTGAGTCCCAAAGAAATTAATCTTCGGTCGGCAATATAACGAATATACTTCTTAACATCTTCTGCTGTTAAATCTTCCATTGGCCCCATTTGAAAAGCCAAGTCAATAAACTTATCTTCTAATTCTACCATGCGTTCAGCAATGGTATATAAACGACCTTTTAGTTCATCGTTCCAAATTTCACGATTTTCTTCTATGTATGTGCGGAATAATTTAATCATATTCTCGGTGTGTTGAGTTTCGTCAACAATAGACCAAGTAACAATTTGACCCATACCTTTCATCTTACCGTGGCGTGGGAAGTTCAACAACATAATAAATGATGAGAACAATTGCATACCTTCGGTGAAGGCAGAGAATGTAGCAATGTGTGCTGCTGTGTTTTCTTTGGTTGTATTTTGTTCAGCAATATTCAATACATAATCATGCTTCTCTTTCATCTCGGCATATTCCATAAACTCATTGTATGTTGTTTCTGGTAAACCAAGAGTTTCAATCAAATGTGAATATGCGGCCACATGAAGTGCTTCACGAGCAGCAAAGCCCAACAACATCATTCGTATTTCAGGCTGAGGGAAATAAGGCAGATAATTATTAACATAGCCGCCAGCAACGTCAATGTCTCCTTGGGTAAAGAATCGGAAGATGTGTGTGAGAAATTGTTTTTCTTCTTTGGTGAGTTTTTTCTTCCAATCTTTAACATCTTCGAGCATTGGTACTTCAGAGTGTAACCAGTGAGATTGCTCATGCTTAAGCCATGCATCATAAGCCCAAGCATAATTAAAAGGTTTAAAATATGAACGTTCATCGGTCATCCTTGATTCTGTTTTCTTAATCATTCTTCTCTCTACTATATGTTAAATGAGGAACCGCAACCGCAGGTACCTTTAACTTCGGGGTTTGTTATAACAAATTGTGAATTAAATTTTTCTTCTTTATAATCTAATGTTGCTTCCATTAAATATTGTGCTGACATAGAATCAACAAATACTTTAACATCATCTTTTTCAATCACAAAATCATCTTCTTCTTGGGTTTCATCAAAACTAAACTCATATTGAAACCCCGAACAACCTCCACCTTTTACAGACATTCTTAATGCCATATTAGGATTCTTTTCTTCTACAATCAAATCTTTTATTTTACTAAATGCATTATCGGTTACTTTAACCATTTTATACCTTACATGAACATTTAAGTTCGTAATCTTTTATTGCTGCTTTAATCGCATCTTCCGCAAGAATTGAACAATGTATTTTAACGGGAGGTAAAGCCAACTCTTCAGCAATTTGGGAGTTTTTAATTTGACCAGCTTGTTCAAGTGTTTTGCCTTTAACCCATTCGGTAACAAGTGAACTACTAGCAATAGCAGAACCACAACCATACGTTTTAAATTTAGCATCTGTGATGATACCATCAATTACCTTAATTTGTAATTTCATCACATCACCACAAGCAGGAGCACCGACCATACCAGTACCTACGGTATCATCTATTTCTATCTTACCTACATTTCTTGGATTCTCATAGTGATCCAATACTTTTTCTGAATATGCCATTTATCCTTCGCAAGCTATACAATCGTTACCTTGAGCAATTTGTGTCATATCTAGCTCTTTGATAACATTTCTCTCAATCTTCTTAGATACTTTATCTGCCTTACCAATCTTTTCAGAACGGCAGTAGTAAAGTGTTTTCAGTCCTTTTTTCCATGCCATAAAATGAATGGCGTGAATATATTTAATGTGTGCATCTGGCCTAAAGAATAGATTTAGTGATTGTGCTTGGTCAATATATTGTTGTCTATCACCAGCCAATTCAATAACCCATCGTTGGTCAATTTCCATGGATGTTTTAAATACATCTTTATCGTGTTGTGACATCCAATCCAAATGTTGAACAGAACCATCATTAGCAATAATGGATGACCAAACATCATCGTACCATTCGGCCGATTTATCATGTGATAGTTTAGTAATTAATTCATTTAACCAACGATTCTTATTTAAGAAGGATCCCGAAAGAGTATCTTGTCGATAAGCGTTAGCACGGTAAGGCTCAATGCTAGGGCTAGTATTACCCATGATAATTGAAGAGGATGCGTTTGGTGCAATAGCCATAAGGTGACTAAAACGATTGCCAGTTCCCACCGCATCAGGAGCCTCACCTCTTTCCAGTCCAAGTTCTTTATTCGCAACATCTAGTCCCTCTCGAATAGATTTGAAAATACGGTTGTTGGCAACTTTGGCCATAACACCTTCAAAAGCGATTCCGTTACGCTGTAGATAAGCATGAAACCCGAGAGCACCAATGCCAATAGAGCGCTCTCGTTGAGCGGAGTATCTAGCACGACTGATACTGTCAGGAGCATTATCAATGAAGTAATTGAGCACGTTATCAAGCATCTCAGCAACGTCTTTAAGAAATAGTTTGTTATCTTTCCATTCATCATATGTCTCCAAATTTAAACTCGATAAACAACATACTGCTGTTCGCTGTTCATTGGTGGGTAAAATAATTTCAGAACAAAGATTTGATTGATGTACTTTTAATCCCAAATCTTTTAAGTGTTGTGGTAATTTATTGTTGCTTGTATCGATGTAATGAATGTATGGTTCACCTGTGTGCATACGCAATTCGAGAATCATTTGCCATAACATTTTCGCTGATACAGTTTCACGAACTTCGTTTGATGCTGGATCAACTAACTTCCAAGAATCATCAAATTCGGGATCCAACATAGATTGTTCAATGATGTGCATGAACTCATCGGTGATATTAATACCATGGTGTAAGTTCAAACAACGTTGATTTTGGTCGCCTGTCGGCTTTCGCATTTCGAGGAAAGATATAATATCTGGATGACTTATATCTAAGTAAGCAGCATACGAACCCCTGCGAGTACGGCCTTGCCGATATGCCAAAGAACTCGCATCATAAATTTTGAGATGTGGCATAACACCTGTAGACTTGTCATCAGCAGAACGAATACCAAAGCCGATACCGACTCCGCCACCCAACATAGACAGCCAATTAGTTTCTGATAGATTATCAACTAATCCCTCTGCAGTATCTTCAATATAATTAAGGAAACATGATATAGGCATCCCACGCTTACTACGACCAAAACTGAGAATGGGAGTAGAATAACTGAGCCAATGCTTACTGCTGTATTCATATAATCTTTGTGCATGGTCTGGATTGCTCCCAAAGGTTTTTGATACAAAGGCGAATCGGTGTTGTGGACTTTCTTCATCTTCCCTCATGTAACTTTCTTTTAATCGTTTGATGCCTAATTCGTCAAAAAGTTTATCTTTTTCTAAATCAATTTTAATTCCTAGATATTCCATATTCACCTTGTTGTTATTGTTGTTGAATTTAATTCTAAATCTGATGTGATATGCTAAACTTTCTTCCAATTCACGAATTCCATCTTTGCTCTAAGATTTATGAAGGTATTTTTATTTACAATATCTTGAATTTCATCCAATGAAAAATCAGAGTCCAACACCATATCGTTAATATCTTTTTCTTTAATATATTCTGGCCATATAACAACATTAAAATGGTTATCTATGGCGTGTTCCATCTTTGCGACTATTTCTTTGTTACGAGGTTCATTATCGAACACCAGAACCACATTGGACTTGTCCACGCAATCGGTGACCGATTCTAAATTGGAGTCTGCTGTTGCTATTGCGTTATCTAAAAACATTGAATCAATTGGACCTTCAGTAACATAAACCATTAACTCTGTGTTAGCTCTATCCATGCCAAACACTTTTTTATTATCATCATGTAGCTTCAATGTTATGTATCTAAGCTTGGATTCGCCTAACGCTCGCCCCTGAAGTGCGACCAAGTTCTTTTCTTTATCATAAAACGGTATGACGAGCCGGCGGTCTTTCTCTTTAAGGTTTGTGTTCTCAATCCCAAGACTTTGTATGAAGGCTGCGAAATCTTCCGCATAGTATAGTTGCGAGTGAAAGGTCTTTGGAATCCGTCTGTCATGAACATAGCCCTTAGCAAAATGCGCCTCTGGTAAACTGTCGATTGATGGAAGTTCCAACGCTTTCTTAAATGACGGTTTCTCTGTCTTGAAATCTTCAAAGTCAGGCTTGGGATAGTTGTTGTTTCCTGTTTCTCCATTTTTATATCTTTCAAGTTGATACTCTTTTACTAGGCTTTCGTCTACTAATTTTAAAAAATTATAAAATGTAGTTGATACGCCACAA